GTATCGCACAATAGAGTATGAGAAGAGATTGGCGGCCATCGTCATCGGTGGTCCTCTTCTGGTCACTGAAACTTTTCCCATGAATATGGGAATAATGCATATTATAACAGATAATGATCAACACTATTTTTACAGATATGGATATACCAGCGGCCTTACTGGACAAGAGCTAACAAATGTTAGATTGGGCGATGGCCTTGTTGATCATTTGGGTTGGATTAATTTAAATGAACACACAATTCCAGATACTGATAAAACTTACAATATGCCTATGTTCTCATCAGCCGGCAAAACCTTTTCTTATAAAACACGGATATATCCTCGAATAGGTTTTTGGAGCAGTACATTGTTTGCCGGCCCGGCTGATCGTCATTTTCACACATATGAGACTTTGTATGATTTGGATTCTCAAGCTGCAACTTCACAACGATGGGATAGGGACTTGAGTTATTCTCTTGATAATCCGGTGATAAAAACATTTTTTACTAGAAGAGATCCTTTTGTTGGTATTCCTGTTGATGCGACTGCCGATGATAGTGGTGTTCCAATTGGGTTGTCACGAGGTCCAAATTTAAAAGCCCATCCAGATAATCCAGATCTTTCACCGGACAGGGAACTGATTAGGACAAAACACTCTAAGTACTTAAAAAAATACAACGCCGGGTCCATTGATGTTTTTACTGATTTGCCAAACGTTTTTAAAGAAAATCTTGTTCCTTTTTATAACCGATTCACTAAGCTTAACACAACCACTCGGAGCGGAGAACAATCAAGACAAGAGGGTACATATATAGAACTTGTCGCCCGCGCACTTGCAAGATTTCCAGCCCCATCGGACGATAGGGACGCTCGACTCATTAGGACTTCCCCAGTCAAAGTACTCGATTCATATAAGTGTATTTTTAATGATACCATGAGAATCTTATACAGGTTTGTAACAGACTCAGAATTCCATTCAGGCAAGGGCGTGTACTTCGGTGAAGAACGAGTATCACGAACTGAACATATGCTTGATAGATTAAGAACAATGTTTAAGGATCCTGAAATGATGTTGGATCTGTTGGGATTACAAAGTGATATAGAGGATACAATGAGGCAGGGCATATCATCTAGCCTTAAGGGCGAGACATCCTCTTCAGAGGTTACTGCCTCTGTTGTAGGTGAACCCTTAGTTAGATACTTGATAAGAATTTATATTTTAGAAATCTATCTTAAAAACTTATATATGCTTACGGTTATGCCATCTTATCGATATCCTTTGGGTAAAAAAGTAATTGATCCGGAGCGTGAGGAATATTCATTGAAAGTCACAAATCCAAATATCAATAGAATGCTAGATCTAACTGATACTCTTGATCCCATGATGGTTTCTTATATAGCTGAATATATTGATTATTCTTCTTCTCGTAGTCTTGGTTGCGACTCCTTTTATGATATTGCACATGATGTGGTATCGAAAAAACGGGAAGATACTGAAGATGAAGAGGGAAATAAGGAAACTCTTTCGGTGCCTGGAAGGGGAGATACCTTAGCTTACTATCCATCAAAACAAAGCAATTTTAAAACAACAACACAGAGACGAGGCAATAAAGCTGCTTTTAGATATCTTGTTGCAGAAGAGTTGAGTGCTTTTGTACCAACCTTTCAAAAACTTGTTGAGATGAAAAACCTTGTCCCCGGGATTAATAACACCACAGGTAAGAGGACATTGATGGAATCCTTTTTAGATAAGTTTGAAATTCTTGGCTATAATATTTCAACTCCCGATCGTGACACCATGGAGGCATCGGATTCAGTAGAGTCCACATCAGATTGGCGTCAATGGTTGAGGCATGGTGAGGGTTTATATATGCAATTTTATTATCGTCGCGCTGCAGGGGCTAATGTTTTTATGTTTGACCAAGAAAGTGATATATCAGCATTAACTAACGACAGTAGAGTTGGATTGAGAATCTGCTTTAGAGATTCTTTTTATCACCCCTCAGAGGGTTCGGATTTTAATATGAAAGGTGACAAATTCAAAGAATTCGCTAATTCTTATTATGAGTATGCTGGAAGGGTTGAAAATGGTAATCCTGCGGCAAGAGAACTCTGCTGGACTAATGACTTAGGTATACCAATTTTACAGTATGAAGCTTCGTGGGGAGCAATAAAACAAAGTTCAGGTGTATCCGTTAATGGTTTAAGTGATTTAAATCAAGATAACAATAAGAGGATAATAATGGATCACATGAAGCGCGAGATGACTAAACTAGACGATTTTAGAGTCATGTTTGAATATGTTTTCCCTGTTAAAAAATTATTTAATTTTATGTTCATTCAGATGGATCAAAGGGTTTCTTCTTTCTTAGTCAATACTAAAGTTAGGGGCATCAAGTTCCCCGAAGGAGCAGACGAGCCCGGCCCCAACCACATGGCTCAACTGACCGAAGAATTAGACCTTTCACGAAAAAGTATTCTCGCTGCATCTAACATTGATCCCGAACAATTTATGCAAGCAAAAAGTTTGGTTAAAAGTATTTTAGCAAATGTTAAAAATTCAGATAATTATAGGTATATAAATGCAGAAACAGAAGAAGCTGGAGGACAAGGAAGATTAGCATTAAACAAACAACTTAAGGAATGATGCTAGTTGTATTATAAAACAATGAAAGGATATTCACCAAAATTACCTCTTAGTTTAGATCCCCAGGATGGATTCCGCTTGACACGAACCCTAAAGGAAGTTACTAGTCAAAACCTGAAAATGTTGGTTTTGACTTCTCCGGGTGAAAGAATAATGGAGCCAGCTTTTGGTGTAGGAATGTATAATTTCCTCTTTGAGTTGGAAATTGAATCAACTAGAACACGACTAAGGGAAAGGATTTTTGAACAAGTCAACAAATATATGCCTTTTGTTGAGATTACAGGAATATCTTTTAGTCCGACTGAGGGTCCTGAATATGGTCCAAATTCTTTAGGAGTCACTATAAGATACGCAATCCCATCTTTGGGGGAGTCTGATATTCTAGAAATACAAGCTAAATAAAAGGTATCAATAAGGAAGACACATGGCTATAAAATTTAAACATCCATCAATTAAATACACCAGCAGAGATTTCAATAGTATTCGTAATGATTTGATTGAATATGCTAAACGATATTATCCGGACTCTTTTAAGGATTTCAACGAAGCTTCTTTCGGAGCTATGATGGTTGATTCTGTAGCTTATATTGGAGATATATTATCCTTTTATTTAGATTATCAAGCAAATGAATCATTCTTGACGACCGCCCATGAATACAACAATATTATCAAACATGGAAAGGCTTTGGGGTATAAAATTAATTCAGTGCCCTCATCTTATGGTATAGTGACTTTGTTTGTTCGTGTGCCTGCTGCAGCATCTGGATTTGGTCCAGACACTTCTTTTGTGCCGACATTAAGAAGGGGAACCACGCTTGGTTCAACAAATGGCTCGACATATATGTTGGTCAATGATGTTAATTTTGCAGATCCTCGAAATGAGACCGTGGTGGCTGTTGTTAATGATTCCAATGGACAACCGACCGAATATGCAATTAGAGCTTATGGCGAGGTTGTTTCTGGCCGTTTCAATGTTCAGACTTTTAAGGTTGGAGATTTCACCAAGTTCAGGAGAATCGATCTTAGGGATTCAAATTTAACAGAGGTGGTTTCTGTTGTTGATTCTGGCGGCCGAGAATACTTTGAAGTTGATTATCTGTCACAAAATATAATATATCGACCGGTTATTAACACTGGCGCAAATTCCAACACAGTACCAAATTTGCTAAAACCTTTTGTCGCAATGCGGAGGTTTGTTGTTGAAAGGGAGTTTGGAAGAAATTTCTTACAGTTTGGATATGGTTCTGAGAATAATCTTTCTAACGAGGGTTTTCTAAATCCAGATGATATTGTTTTAGAAAGACATGCAAGAGATTATGTTACCGATCGTTCATTCGATCCCACGAAAATGCTTGAGAGCGACAAATTTGGTGTTTCTCCCTCGAACACTACATTAACTGTATCATATAGAACTAATGATTCTACAACTGTAAATGCAGCTGTTGGTTCTGTAATAAGGGTTGAAAACGCTATATTTAAATTTTCTAACGCCAATAGACTCAATAATACATTGAAAAACAAGGTAGTCAATTCTTTAGAAGTAACAAACGAAGAGCCATTCGTTGGCAGCGTTGCGCTTCCCTCTTCGGAGGAAATTAAACAGAGAACCTTTGG